AGAAGAACCTCAACGCCTTCCTGTTCGACACCGAGTTCGTCCGCTGGTCGCTTGCCCTGTCGCAGGATTCCATCTTCAACATGGAGCAACTGCTGGGCGAACTGCTTGGCGAGCGTCTGGGCCGTCGTGCTAACCTCGAACTGACGACCGGCGACGGCACGGGCGACCCGAACGGCATCGTGACCGCCTCCAGCCTCGGCAAAACCGCTGCGGCTATTGCGGCCATCACGGCAGACGAACTGATCGACCTCCAGCACTCGGTCGATCCGGCTTACCGCCAGTCGCCTAAGGCTCGCTTCATGTTCAACGACTCGACGCTGGCGGCCATCCGCAAGCTGAAGGGCGGCGACGGCCAGTATATCTGGCAGATGGGCGACATCCGCACCAGCGTTCCCGGCACCTTGCTCGGCTCGCCCTACTCGGTCAACCAGGCCGTGGCCTCGCTCGGCACGGGTAACAAGCCGGTCATCTTCGGTGACTTCGGCAAGTATTACGTCCGCAAGGTGGGCTCGCCCATCATCGGCGTGATGCGCGAGCGTTTCTGGCCGGACCTCGGCATTGCCGGTCTGATCCGCTTCGACGGTGAACTGGGCGACACCGCCGCCGTCAAGCACCTGATCAACGCCTAATCCCTTTAGGGGCGGTCCATACCGGGCCGCCCCGCCTTTTTCTGGAGATGGGCAATGTCCTACAATCAAATCGGCTACCGAAACGCGGACGGGGTTCTGGTCACTCAAGGCCAAACTGCGGTCACGCAAGGCACCAGCGTCAGCACGACCGTCGTTTGCTCGGCCTATTCCGGCGTCATCACGACCTTCGCACAATCGGCGGCGGCGGGTGCTGAAGTTGAGTTTACCGTCACCAACACCGTTGTGGCGCAGACCGATGTGGTCCTGGCCTGCATCAAGACCCACACCTCGGCCGGTGACTTCATCGTCGGCGTCTCGGCCGTGGCTGCGGGTTCGTTCAAACTGCGCCTGACGAACCTCCATGCCTCGACCGCTGGCAACGGCGTTCTGGTCATCAACTTCATCGTGCTGAAGGCCGTCGCCTGATGCTGGTTCGGATGGTGGTCGGGCTTGCGGGTCCGACCACCAGCCTTGCCCCCGGCGATGAGGCTGAGTTTCCCCAAGCCGAAGCGGTGCGGCTGATCGAGGCCGGTTACGCCGTGCCGATGGTCGAAGCTAAAATCGAGCGGGCGGTGAAGCCTGCCCGCAAGGTGGAGGAGCGTTAAATGTGGAGGCCCGTCGTCGTCACCGTTGCGCCAGCCGCTGAACCGCTGACCACGGCGGATGCCAAGGCCCATCTGCGCGTTGATCACTCGGACGATGATAGCTTGATCGCTGCTAATGTTGCGGCGGCGCGAGCGCACGTTGAGGCCCGCGCGGGCACCCGGCTCTACACCCAGACCGTTAGCTTCAAGACGGATAGCTGGGATGATTTTTACAACCTTCCGATTTGCCCGGTTCAAAGCATTTCGAGCATCTCCTATGTCGATATTGCGGGCGATGTAATCACGCTTCCGACGACGGTTTATGAGACCCGGCTCGAACTGATGGAGCCGTCCATCGTCCTGAAATATGCCCAGGTTTGGCCGACCATTCGGGAAGGCTCGCTGATTACGGTCACGGCGGTGGTCGGTTATGGCGTCGCCAATACCCAGCCGCCCGAGGTCATGCATGCGATCAAGCTGGTGGTCGGGGATATGTATGAACACCGCGAGACGGTCGGCTCTGGCGCGGTCTCGCTGCCGGTTGCCGCAACGGTCGATGCGCTGCTGGCCAATCACAAAAAACACCTGATCTGAGGGCTGACGATAATGCGCCTGCGCGTCCTGACTAATCTGACCGGCCCAGACTTCGCGCTGGTGGCGGGCGACATTACCGACCGCTTCGACGGCGCCGCCGCCGAGAAATTGATCGCCTATCGCAACGCCGAAGTCGTGCCTGATGACGAAACTGCATCTGAGCGGCGCAAGAAGTCGGCACCGGCCGCAATCACCGAAACCCCTGAACAAGAGGCGCTTTAATGGCCGACATTTCCATCACCGCCGCAAACGTCGTCCCCGGTTCTGATGCCGTTCGCGAATCCGGCACGGCTGGCGCTACCATCACCGCCGGGCAGCTGGTCTATCTCGACACCTCGGACATGAAGTTCAAACTGGCCGACTCCAACGGCGCGGCAGCCCTTCGCGTCCCGAACGGGATTGCGTTGAACGGGGCGTCAAACAACCAGCCGCTGGTCATCCAAAAGGGCGGCGACATCACCATCGGCGGCACAATGACCGCTGGCGTGGCCTATTACCTTTCCGACGCTCCCGGCGGCATCTGCCCGGTTGCGGACCTCGGATCGGGTGAATATCCCTGCATCGTCGGCATCGCCAAAAGCACCTCGGTTCTCGCCGTCAACATCCAGCCCTCCGGCGTGGCGCTCTAACTGATGGCGCTCGCGGCGGGCAAAATGGATCGCCGGATCACGCTTGAACGGTTTGTCACGTCGTCCGACCAGTATAACGAGCCGATCAAGGCTTGGGGCGCCCTGGCCACACGCTGGGCATCCTATGAGCCGATCAGCGACGGCGAGCGGTTCCGGGCGGGTGAAACGGCCGCCACGGCGTCGGCCCGGTTTGTGATCCGTCATTGTTCAACGGTTGCGGACCTGAACCCGAAAGACCGGCTGACCTTTGACGGTGCGGCATGGGAAATCCTGCACGTTAAGGAGATCGGGCGCCGCGAGGGTCTGGAGATTACGGCGAACGCGCGGGCCGATGGCTAAGGGTTCCGTTCGCATCGACGGGCTAAAGGAGCTCTATCAGGCGCTTTCTCAGCTTCCGCAGGCCACAGGAAAGAACGTCCTGAGGCGTATTGGCATCCGCTCGCTCGCGCCAGTCATCTCAGCGGCCCGAAACATCGTGCCGGTCTATCGGGGCGACCTGAAGGAATCCCTGAAAATCACGACCAAGCTGTCGAAGCGCCAGCAGCGTGAGAACGCGAAGGCGGTCGCGGTCGGAAAGGCAAGCGTCCAGCTCTACGCTGGTGCGGCGGCTCTGCCTCATGCCCACCTGGTCGAGTTCGGAACGGCCACCACGCCGCCGCAGCCGTTCATGCGCCCGGCATGGGACGCGAACAAAGACGAAGTGCTGGACATTATCAAAAACGAGCTTGGCGACGAGATCACAAAGGCGGCGGCGCGGTTAGCCAAAAAGGCCGCTCGACTGGCTGCGAAAGGGTAACGCATGGAAGCCGCCCTGATCGCCAAGCTGCTCGCCACGGCTGGCATCACCGCGCTGGTCTCGACCCGCATTAACTGGAGCCGCCGCCCTCAAGGCGCGGCGCTTCCTGCCGTCGTCCTGCAACGCATTTCCGGGACGCCTGACGTTCACCACGCCGGGGCCTCCGGTCTCGTTGTGAGCCGGGTTCAGGTCGATTGCTGGGCTGCGTCCTACGGGTCGGCCAAGGCCGTCGCACGGGCCGTTGAAACCGCCGTCACGGCGCAAACCTTCACCCAAGGCGCAATCCGCTTTGACGTGATCCTGATCGACTCCGAGCGAGACGATTCTACCGACGAAACCACCCCTCTCTTCCGAACGTCCCTGGACCTCATGGTCCATCACGCCAACGCCTCTTAAGGAGAAACACACATGGCCGCTTCCGCTGCTGTCAACGGGTTCGGGGCGGTCTTCGCCTATCTCTCGACCGATCCCTCGACCTACACCGCCCTCGCTGAAGTGCTGTCCGTCACCCCGCCTTCGATCAATGTCGAGACGGTCGAGACGACCCACATGGGTTCCGACGACGGGTTCCGCGAATACATTGCCAGCCTGAAGGACGGCGGCGAGGTCACCGTCAATCTGAACTATGTCGAGGCAAGCGCAACGCTGCTTCAGACGCTGGTTCTGGCCGGTGTTGAGACGTTCCGGGTGACCTTCCCCGGTTCCTCGACCTTCACCTTCTCGGGCGTCCCGACCGCATTTGCCTTCGATGATGTTGTGATTGACGACAAGGTGGCCATGAGCCTGACCATCAAGGTCACCGGCAAGCCCGTTTACGCGGCGGTCTAACACATGGCGAACCGTATCAAGGGCGAGGTTGCATTCTCGATTGAGGATGGCGACCTCGCCGGAGATTTTGTCCTGCTGCTGGACTTCAACGCCCTGTGTGATCTGGAAGCCGATCTGCCGGGCCTGATGGATGGCACGGCGGAAATCAAGACGCCTTCCGCGATCCGGGCGGTGTTTCATGCCGGGCTTCAGGCTCGCCATAAGGACATCACCCTGCGTGATGCCGGGGACATCATCCAGGCGCTCGGCATCGAGCAGGCGGGCGATCTGGTCCGCCAGTCGTTTGAGGCGTCGTTCTCAAAAGCCAAGGGAGGCGAGGAATCGAACCGCCCTCGGAAAGCACCGGCGAAGGCTGGTGCTGGGAACGGGCGCTAGGTCTTTGGTGTGAGGCTGGGCGCGACCCTGACGCCTTTTGGTGTCAGACGCCCCGGCTTTATGCTATTGTCGTTTCGGCCTCGGGTCGCGTGATTGAGCGCGAGCAACAAGGCCGCGCGTGGATGGCTTGGCACATTGCCGCCCTTCCTCGCTTGAAGAAGTTTCCGACGCTTGAAAGCCTTATGGGCGTGAAGCGAACGGCCAAGCGCCAGACCGTTTCCGAGATGGAGGCGATCTTCGCGGCTTGGGCAACGAGAGGATAATCCATGTCTCAAGCTGTCGTCGGCGCCCTTCGAGTTTCCCTTGGACTGGACAGTGCTCAGTTCACCGAGGGCATGGACGCGGCCCAGAAGACGCTCCGCACCGCCGGCCAGCGCCTCCAGTCCATCG